CAATACGAATTTTCTATCATCCGTTTCACTATGAACGGGCCGAATATGGACTTACCTCTCTTCATACCTAACATTCAAACGGGTCAAGATAACGTGAACCTAACAACGTACGCGGTCAGTCTATCCTTCCAACAGACGTTTAGAGTAAATGAACTGGGTTTTTATACGTGTAACATAGCACCACTCCCCACTATTATTATCTTTGAACCAGAGTGTCTTAACCCTATCCTTGCGCCATCACCTCGCTCTCCTTCCGTTGAGCAAGACATATCCACTCGTTATTACTGGATTACTACTTATCAGCACTGGATAAATCTCGTTAATAAAGCACTCGCAAAAGCGCACAGAAGTGTATATGATAATTTTGTGTTGTGGTGGAATGATATCGCATTACTCCCAATAGGTTATGAAACATACGATAATTTTACATCTACCATCCAGATTCCTCAAATCATTTATAATGAAGCGACGACTACTTTTACTATCTTAGCGGATAGTGATGCCTTTGGTAAACGTCTTAACACGTTTGTACCCAATTATGATGGTGGTGCTTGGACTCCTCCTCAGATGAGAATGTTTTTTGGTACGAATCTGTACGGTTTGTTCTCTAACTTCCCTACTCTTTTCTGGAATAGTATTGTTATCCCAGCAACTACCTACGACGGTGTGGTATATCCAGCTTTCCCTAATGGGGCTCCCGCTGTATGGTCGCCTAACACTTTCCCAATAGGATATGTCCCAGAAGGTTATGTGAATGAGATTATGTTCCCCAACAAGTTCTACCAGAATGTGGCTGACTATCGTATTCCACCTTACAGTGGTGTTCCACCATTAGGATACGTCCCGATAAGCGCTCAGAAAGCCTATTGGCGCAACGAACAAGACTTTCCTAGTACTGATTCCCTTTGGTCACCTATCTCCTCTATCGTATTCACTACAACCCTTCTACCCCTCAAAACAGAGAACGCATCTCAGCCGAATGTTCTTGGTACGGGTAACTTGGGTGACTCCCGACCCACCTCTAAATCCGCCTTTGAACCTATCATTACGGATATCGCACTGGATACCGCTCAGAGAGGTGCTTGTGATTATCGCAAATTTATATACTACAGTCCCGTTGCTGAATATCGTATGTCCTCTTTCACGGCTAGTCCGCAAGAGATTAGAAACATTAACATTGCTGTGTTCTGGAAGAATCGCTTGGATTCTAAGCTATATCCGATTAATATGTATAATTTGAGCACGGTCAGTCTTAAGATGCTCTTCCGAAAAAGGGGAGTGAAAGGTGATAAATGAGCCTACGGAATAAACCTCAGAAATAATTATCTAACCTCATAGTATAAAAAAATGAGTTCAGATATTGAAAAGTTAGCCGTTCTTGATTCTCGTATCGTCCAGTCCCGCCCTAAGTTTGCGGTTGAAAAGGGAGCGTTGTCTTTGACCAATGCGCCTTTCAACGCAATTGCGGCTACTTCGTCCCAGCACACGTATAACATCTACGTTCCCTCAGAGAACGTGTTCGTTGATAGAAAGCTCCTATGGTCTTCTACGGTGTTTATGAATATGATTGTGTCAACTGACCAAACGCTAGTACAAAACGAGTCCATTGTTGTTCCCGGTCGTGACTTCGCTCTTTGCGCTCTCCCTTTGAACTCTCTCTGCTCTACCCTCAGTGCTACCATCAATGATACAACCTCTGTGATTAACTCTCAAGATGTGTTGAAAGAAGTTCTGCGACTTGCTGACTACAAAAAGAATCGTATGTGCCGAACTGCCCCTACGATGTTGGACAAGTTTCAGAACTACAACGACGCTTATGGGTGTATCGCCAACCCTCTTGCTGGTTATGATGCTATGAGTGATTATGATAATGTACCCAATGGAGCTTTCCCCGGTTTGACATTCACTGACCCAGTTGGTAACCCTCTTCCTTCTGCCTATACCTATCCAGCCTACCCAGCTGGAACTGGATACCCCGCAGCAAACTACTCCAGTAGAAACGGTATTCCCGTTCAGTTTGCGGCCACTGTTGGGCCGTTCCCTATCTACTTCAAGTTCCGTTCTACTGAGCCAGTTTGTCTATCTCCTTTTGTGTTCTCGGATGAATACGAGTGGGACACTGGTCTGTTTGGACTTAACAACATCCAGCTCATTATGAACTTGGTAAGCTCTCCCTCTCGTGTGGTTCGTCATACAGACCGTGCTGGTCGTAAAATAAGTGCTATCCAGTACAACCCTTCCGTTACTAACGTGTTTCAAGAGAGTGTGATGAACGTTCAGTTCTTAACTCCATCACTTTCAGTCCCTCTTCCGCCGAAATCGGTGGTTCCTTATATGGAATTTCCTCGCTACATTACTCAATACCAGAACGGTTCCATCGCTCCGGGTGCTACTGGTCAGATTTTGAGTCAGACCATTACTCTCCCGTGTATTCCCGACCTTCTCATCATCTACGCAAAACCCTCTGCTGTTGGGCCGAATGATGCGGATTGGTACTTACCTCTTGCTACTTCCCTTGATAACGTTCGTAATCCTTTGTCAATAAATTTTGACAACTTTTCCGGGTTGTTGAGTTCAACTAGCACAGAGCAGCTTTTCGCAATGAGCCACCACAACGGAGTGGAAATGGACTGGGCTACTTGGATTGGTCAAGGAACATCGGCTGGTGGTTCGTTTCCAGCTGTTAATAGCTATCCCCTTAACCAGCAAGGTCAGAAAATCCCTCTAGTTGGTTCTATCTTGGTTCTGAAACCCGGACAAGATATCACCCTTCAAGAAGGACAAGCATCGTCGCTCGTAGGTAACTTCACCCTTCAATTCAACTTGACTGTGAAGAATACTTCTAATGTGCCTCAGACTCCTCAGCTCTATGTCATCACCGCAAACAGTGGGTTCTTTGAATCTATCCGTGGTTCATCCCGAATCATCAAGGGTGTGTTGTCCGAACAAGACATCATCTCCGCACCTCTCGCACCTATGGCGGTTCGTTCTGAGCTTGACCGAATGGTAGGTGGGTTCAGCTTTGGAAAACTGGGTAACATCCTCTCTAAGGCTAAAGACATCTACCAAAAGACCAAACCGCTAGTAAGTGGTGTTAAAGGCCTACTTCCCGACTCTGGAATGTTTGGAAACATCAAATCTGGGTTGGACGCAGTAGGATACGGTACGGGTGGGACGGGAGCTGGTACGGGCGGCCGTAGGAAAAAATCTCTGGCGGCGAGATTAATGTAAAAAATTAAAATATTTAGATAGAATATAAAAAAAATGTCTTCCGTCGCATCTATTCAATCTGGAACTCCCGCTGCTGAATCGGTTCTTAGACAAGGCCAAGTAACTATAGCAGCTGGTACTAACATTTCTGCTCTTATCGCTGATATTGATATCAGTAATTATTCTACTGTAGTTGTTAATTCTTTGAGTGGTGTTAGTGATGCTACTGCCCGTACTTTTACAGCTAATCTTAATGATACTGTCGGGTTCTACGTTGTCGCAAATGCGAACGCAACTCTTAATACTAGCGTAAAATACAGTATCCTATCATACAACTAAATTATATAATGATTAATGGATTATCCACTATTAATTATATAGATTTAACACAATACCCACCACCCTAAGGTCTATGCCTTCCGTATCCTTGTCTAGCCAGTTCCGCTTGATTCTTCAGTAACACACCCCTTTCGTAATCTGGTATTACTCTACGCGGCCCAGCGAACTTCTCTTTAGATATAATATTCTTATCTTCTCCGAGCATCTTGGCTTTTATCAGATTCTTCCCTAAGAATATGTTACGTGGAGCGTCCCCTTTTTGCGCTTCTATCCTATTAAGACTGTTTACCATTCGTTCATCGGCTCTCCTTACGTCCGCTACTTGTTGTTCTACCGTTGGTTCGCCACTTGCTAGTTCATAGTCTATGTCGTGTCGTTTCGCAACCGCATCACTGGCTGTCCTTGGCGGGTCGCCTCTTTCCAACCTCTTTAGAATTTGAGTACCCGGGCCGATGTAGTTGCCTACACCAGTCTTACCGTTCGGCAACTGTAGCAGCATATGATGTTCCCCTTCAAAGAGAGGACGAGCCAGTTCGTCACTTGATGGTAGAGCATTCACTGCTTTTGTAAGGACGGGTATTGCTTTCGTAAGTATCTTTTTAGGGTAGGCTTTGGCGGCATTCCACGCATCTCCCAGCCATCCCGACCCATACATCGCTTTCATCTGAGCTTTTGCTCTATCTTTCGGTATAGCCTCTTTGCTGTACTTTTTTCCAGTTTCTTTGTTCACTACCCAATACAAGTCGTGATTCGGCTTTTTTCTAAGTTTATAAGGCATTATAATAGTAGAAAAGAAAATTAATTACAACCGCAAGGACAAGGCTCATCATCTTCCGTAGGCTTCGGCCGAGCATCCACGATGGCTTGTAACTTCATCATTACGTGGTACAGTTGATTGGATAGTTTCTCGTTAATTTCAGTCTTTTTAAGAGCTTTAATGGCTATTATCACGTCGGATACTCTGTCTTTATCCACGCCACACATACTTCTATATAATAAAAAAAAGTGGGGTTTTTAAACCCGCTCTTTTTTTTAGTTCTACTTTGTTTAAAGTTCCTTATTGTATCTCTTATAGCCTTCTGTGAGTTTAACTGCTTCCCATATTATGTCAACATATCTCTGTTCTCTACCAAAATTATATTCGTGGAGTGCTTCTTGTACTTTATTATCATCGGGAATTTCATATATCCTTGTACCTTCACGGATATACGCCAAATCTTTCCAAAAGATAATCGTAGGAGTCATTCTTAGTGTTGAGTTCAATCGCATATTAAAAAGATTAGAATGATTTCAAATTTTTTTTTGACAATCCCAGTCGGTCTTTAAGTCCTCCCTTTATAAGTAAAAAAGTGGGGTTTTACCCCTTTTTC